GTGAGCTTTAGTGGGTGCAGATGCGGTGGTATCAGACCACGAGAGTGTTTATAGCCTCGGCGATGGTGTTAACACCGAGAGCTATTTCCCCAGCAGGGCCGGGCACGAACGACAACGCTGCAGATGTGGATCGTATGAAGGCCAATATTTTGGACCACAATCCATCATTCTCATAGAACGGGACGCAGAGTTGTATTTCATTGTAGGCCTTCCTAGCGAGGGCCAAAGCGTAAGGGTCGTATGCGGGCGACATGTGGGCGTACTCATACAGGGCGGAGTTGGAGGCTACAGCAAGCTCCATGGTTGCCCATGTTCTGAGCGTGAAGAGGTTGCCGGTGGCTGTGTAGTTGGGGATCTTGTAGACTATGGCTTCCATGGACCCAAGACCTGTGAAGGCCGTAGATCCAGTTGTGGTTACGGAGAACCCTCCTGTAACACCGTACACAGGCACTTCAGAGAAGATGGTGTTGGGCATAACAGGGTGGAAGGGAAAGTCTGGTTGCTGCTGTCTCGAGACACAATAACAACCCATATTGAACGGGTGTACTGCATCGGGTTTGGAGGAATTCATGACCTGTGCGAGACCTGCTAATCCAAGTCCAATGGTCGTGGATGAGGCTCCAACAGGTGAGAGTTCCATCGGGCCCCTATATACTTGGACACTACCTGTCCATGTCATGGCGTTCACGGTGGGAATTATCTCCATGGCTTGACCAGCATATCTGAACTGGGTGACATTGGTTAACTCTCCACCAGCTGGGAACAGCGTGAGGAAATCAGAATAGTATACGGGGGTGAGGGTGACAGTGCCAGATCCGCCAACTTGCTCTCCATACAGGTAAGCTACGCCTGGAACGGGAATCTGAACCACATATAGACTATTACCTGGAGTGGCAGTAGGACCATTAGTGGCCATAGTCCAGGTCTTGCAGATAACGCGTCCATCAAACGTGTCAGGGATTCCGTCAAAAGTGCCTGTGGCGAAGTCGGGTGGGGCGAGAGCAGATTTGAGGAAGTCAAGTCCAGGTTTGCTGAGCTTGGATCCTCCACCACGTCTGCGTCTGACTCGACCACCTCGAGATTTACGCTGAGGTTGACTGAGGGGGTTACTGGGTGGGGCAAGGGCCTTGGGGACACCAGCTTTACGCTGGCGTTTACGGGGCTGTTTAGGGGGCATCGCTTTGTCGATGTAATGTTTTAGAGTCGGGAGGTTGAGTGTTTTCAATCGACCAGGGTTTCCAAGTAAACCCTGCTCATCCTCCGGACTGTACGCCTGACTTAGTCAGACTTGGTGGCACTTCGTTTGCTCTTATGAACGAAGTTGCACCTTTCACCATAGCATCTTTTGCCATCTAGTAAGTGTATACACTTATCTCCATAGGGGCAATTGCCATCGGTGATATGACGGCAAGTGGGAGGTTTGTCAAATGATCCAAATGTGACATCAGATTTCGCCTCGGATATAGCCTTGGGAAGAACGATGTCACCATGGACAACGACTGGGCGTTTAACCTCTGTTGCCACTTGCTTGTTTGGGACGCACAACGGTGGGGACAAATACAAACTCATGTCCTTCTCACGGAAGGCTCGCTCTCCGGCTTCGTTCAACCAATCCGCAAATAGGTTCATATCGAAATCTGGAATAGCTAGTTCGAGTTCATCATACATCCAGTCGCCCGGCCTATTCGGGTAACGGTCATCATTACTCTCCGTATGGAAGTAGTTTCTTAGACCATAGTCGACTGGGGTTTCATCCTTCATCATACCCATAAACCTAGAGGATAAGGGACCAATCACAGGAGTGAATGGATCGCTGAAGTAGAAGCCGTAGAGTTTGTCATGCAGTTTCTGGAGAGGCGTGACACCCGGAGGTAACTGTGGGGTCACATGTAACTTGGCAAGTTGCCTCTTAATATCACACATAGAGTGATTAGATCCAAACCAAACAAGGGGGGGAGTAGATTCTACTCAGGAAGGTTATTCCACGCTCGCCCCGGTGGATAACCTCAATGTCCAATTTCTGACCGACCTCAGCACATGCGGCTACATATGCTTCAGGATTTACGTCGGCCGTCAGTCCGTCGTCACCACCGTACACACCGAGCGAGTTCCAGGCATGCTCAGGTGTGGGAAAGGCTCCGTTGATACGCGTACGCCTGAGGGCACAAAAGGCCATGAACGCATTGTCCAGTGAGTTAAAAGCGGCTGTTTCAGGTGATCCGGAGAGTCTTGAAAACAGGGTCTCATATTTAACTCCGAATTTGGTGACACCTTTCTGGTTAAATTGTGAGAGCATCCGTTTCAGGCACTCTTCTTTATACTTCTCATTACACCAGCGCATCATGATGATGCGTTCCAAAGAGCGTAAGATGTTCGACACTCTCCCATCAAATCTTGATAGATCAGTGTTCACAGCCATCTTGGCGTTGGTGCAAATAGACGTGACTTTATCTGCCACAGTCCTCGGTGTCTTACCGAAGGCATACCATGGCATTCTCTTCATCACGGTGTCGGAGAAAGCATATAAATACTGGGAATAACCCAGCTTGTTCTCACCTGGAATAGTGCTGATGTTGCGAGGGTCTTTGATTTCAGAATAGCATTCAGCTTTCTGGAAACTCTTGACTGGCTCCTCACTCATCACTACTGGAGACTGGATAGCCGCATTCAGAATATTCTGCTGCGACGGTCTAGTCTGGCGGGCGAACACCTCATCGATGCTCACCGGCACTCCTGTTCCGGTCTGTTCCTCGGGTACTACAAAGGAAGCGAATTCGTTCATAAATCTCATCATTTGCTCAGTGATCTCTAAATCGCCTTTCGGAGCAACCTCAATTAGCCTCCCATTGATGGTTGCAAGGTCGTTAGCCTTGGACCTGGCGGGCGCATAGCACTCATCTAAAATAGGAGACATAAAGGGTGTGACACTCGGTTTAGCGTCGGGATCAAAGCTTACTGGGTCAAACTGATAATTCCACACGCTTTCTGATGCCAAGTACACTTTATCAGGTGTATAGGCCTTAAGCTGGCGGTGGTAATTAACGAGCACGCTGGCGACATTATCCATGCAATTGATGGTTTGCTTGACTTGAGCTAAAGAGAGCTCAGTCTTTCCCATCCTGGCCATAGAGTTTAAAGTATCATCTTCAACTCTTGTTATGGTTGCACAGGCGTATCTGCCGCTCTCAGCAGTGCTGACTTTAATTCCCTCCTGAGTTTTGATTTCCAGGCGGGAGAATCCTCTGTCATGCACTTTGAGGCGCTCAAGTTTGTCCCCACTGAGGAGATAGCTCATATCCAACAGGAATGATGAGAAGGTACGCATAGGGGTTAAGCACACTATCTGATGATGGTCACCAATTTGCCTGCGGTCCACATTGTAAAATGTGGTTTGAACCCATAATCCTGATTCCGATCGGGCCGATGTTTTGAGAATATCACCGGCATAATTCCAAACGGGATGGACATACTTCGCCCCGCCAGACACTGTGTATGTCACAGTGTCATCTTCATCAAAAGTGAACGCAAATTCACCGTTTTGCTGTGCGGCAGCAGTGGGTTGGAACGTAGAGATCATGTACGTTCTGGGGTAGGCAGCTATCAATGACGGCATGTCGATATACATATCCGTATCGATGAGGGTGACAACATCATCTCTGGCTGGTTGGAACGAGGCAGGTTTGACACCTACATCTTTCCCCCAGTAGTATGAGCGCATACCCCGGCGATTGTTTCTCACATCAGATTTGGACATCTGAACAAAGTACGGGTGTACCCCCAACAGGGAACAAATGTACTCAATAGTGAGGACAGAGGCATTGCGGGTCTTTGCGCTCTCAGGATGCGTGTGGTTAGCGGCGGCCCTACTCGTGACAGGCTTCGTTCCACAAAATGTGGTTCGAATCGTTGCCACGTCGAGTAAGGGTTGCTCGGTCATGGAAATCAACCAAGCAACAACTTTGCTGTACCAAACTCGACCAATCGGGTCGGCGAGCTTGAACTGGTGGTAAATCTTTCTAACGACCACTACCAACACACATAGGGCGGTAATCATCAAAAGGACATTTAAGCAAACATGAGCCCATGTAACTGACCAGACGCATCTGATCGTCTCGTGTTCGCTTTCACTTACGTACTTATGGAGATTGTACAGTAAGCCTTCATTGGGTAATGCGTAGCAAGCGGTGCCTGGGGCACAACTCACTCGAGCAGGTGGAAACAAGCAACGCGTATCAAACCAGGGCACTTCCCTGGGATAAAATACGGTGTAAAGACGGTACCACTCAGCATGGATAGGATCCACAAAAGAGTGATACGCGTGATTGACCTGGTCGATTAACACATGTCCAATGGACAGAGCATAGTGGTATGAGGCGGCGGCGTGGCGCAATAGCGCGATCGCGGCGGCAGGTATAGCCATGGGTGCCATACTATCAGTG